AGAAGTCTATTCTGATGTGTCTGCATATAGCAAATATACAGAACCAGAAGTGAGAAAAAGACCCATTTTAGATTACGATGAAATTTTTGAGGATTCTGATTTAGATGACTAGTAGAGCACGAGAACTTATCAAACTTCTTGAACGGTTGGTAAAGCAAGAACATCTTTATACTGATGAAAAAATCAGAGAGATGAAAGCACAACTGCGTTCCCTGAAAGAAGAACTCGCACAAATTGAAGCAAAAACATCAAAAGGATTTGGAAAGAAATGAAACCTATTAAAGCAAAAGATCTTCTGGAACTAGATAGAAATCTTGAAGTGGTAATGTTGCAGTGTTATGCTCTTCCAGAACAAGTCATTTATCAGGCAGGAAAATGTGACTATTCCGAAACTCCTATTCATAACCAACAAATTCCTAAACCAAACGAATGTGGTGAATGGGTTGTAGAACGTCTTTTAAGTAATGAGAAAGGGCACTGGGGTCCCCTAGAACACCCCGCAATTACTTTTTCTGTGTCTGGGTATGTTCATAACGTTGCGATGCAAGCAAGAACCCATAGAGTGGGTGTAAGCTTTGATGTGCAATCGCAACGTTATACTGGTAAAAGAGTAATAAAAGTTGCTAGTGGAGAATTAAAACCAGAAGATGTTTTCTATGTTCGCCCTGCTGGTTTTTATACTAATCGTTATGGTAAGAAATATGACTGGACGCAAGAAGATTATCAAGATGAGTTAAACTGGATCGTAGAAGGTTGTAAGCGTTATGCAACAAAATACGAAAAAGGAATGTGTGAAGAGCACATTAGGGACTATCTTGCACAAGCAATTCGTCAGAACTTTGTGGTTTCTTTTAACCTTCGTTCTGTTCTTCACATTATGGACTTGCGAGCAAAAATGGATGCTCAACTAGAAATTCAAGCACTTTGCGAACAGTTTGTTCCTCATCTCCAAAAATGGACTCCAAATGTTTGGAAATATTATGAAGAAAAACGCCTTCATAGAGCACGTTTAAGTCCTTAATTATTGGAGTATATTTAAATATAAATATTATTATATTAATAATAGACTAATATGTTAAAAGGAAGCACTAAAAATTTTGAAGATAGAAAATTAAAGATTACAAATTGGAAAATAATTGAAGATTTAGGAGTAAAACCAGTAGGTAAACTTGCAAGAAATAGACCTTTTGTTATTGCAGAATGTCCATATTGTAAAAAACACGTTGAAAAAAGTCTTTATTCTATTCGTGATGGTAGCGGTGCTTCTAAAAGTTGTGGATGTTTGAAGAAAAAAAGTGCTATTGAAAGAGGAAAAAAGCAAAGAACAGAACTAGGACATTTTACTTCTTTGGTGAGAAGATATACAACATCTGCAAAATGTAGAGGATATGAATTTAATTTATGTTTAGATGAATGTATAGATTTTTTTACCAATAAATGCTATTATTGTGGAGAACTACCTAAAAAAAGAAAAGGAAAACAATATGGTAAAGTAGTTCCAACAAATGGAATTGATAGACTTAATAATAATATTGGATATGAAATTTCTAACTGCGTTTCCTGTTGTTATGTTTGTAATAAAATGAAATTAAATCTATCAATGGAAGAATTTACTAATCATATTATGAAAATATCATCAAATTTAAACTCTAAATAAATTATCTTGAATTCGTAACTTTATGTCCACATATCCCGTAGTGAATACAAAAACTGGTGAACAAAAAGAAGTGGAAATGAGTATCCACGCTTGGGACCAGTGGAAAAAAGATAATCCAGACTGGATTCGTGACTGGTCTGACCCATCTACTTGCCCTTCTCCAGGAGAAGTTGGTGAATGGAGAGATAAGTTGGCCAATAAGCATCCTTCGTGGAATGATGTTCTTGGAAAAGCTCAAAAAATGCCCGGTTCAACTGTAAAGAAACTCTAATATGGCTAGAAGAAAAAGAGCAGAACAACCTATCGGGGTTGGTCTTACTACTCGTCAAATGAAGCGTAGAAAACCATTAAGTAGTGATTATCTAATTGATATTGACCCACTCACAGAGAATCAGAAGAAACTTTTTGAATCCTATGCAAATCAAAAGCATCTTGTTGCTTATGGTTGCGCTGGAACTGGTAAAACCTTTATCACTCTTTATAATGCTCTTCGTGAAGTCTTAGACGAAAGAACTCCTTTTGAGAAAATCTATCTTGTTCGTTCTCTTGTAGCAACTAGAGAGATTGGATTTCTTCCAGGTTCTTATGAGGACAAGTCTGATATTTACCAGATTCCTTATAAGAATATGGTGAAGTATATGTTCCAGATGCCTTCTGATGCTGACTTTGAAATGCTTTATGGTAATTTAAAGTCGCAAGAAACGATTAAATTCTGGAGCACTTCATTCCTTCGTGGAACTACACTTGATAATTCAATTGTCATCGTAGATGAGTTTCAAAACTGTACGGCACACGAACTCGATTCTATCATTACTCGTGTTGGTGAGAACTCAAAAATTATGTTCTGTGGTGATGCTTCTCAATCAGATTTGCAAAAAACCAATGAGCGTAATGGAATCGTAGACTTTATGAACATCTTGCGTAAAATGAATTCTTTTGATATAATTGAGTTTGGTGTAGAAGATATTGTTCGTTCTGGACTTGTTAAGGAATACATCATTGCGAAAATGGAAGCTGGTTTTTAATGTTTAAACATATTGATATTGAACTCCCTCAGTTGGAGCGTGAAACCATTGATGGTGTAAGGTATTATAAAGTTCCAGACGAAGATGAACTTCTCCGACTGGTCTCCATTACTTCGGTGACCAGTCACTTTAACAAGGAAATCTTTGTTAACTGGCGTAAAAAGGTTGGTGAAGAAGAAGCAGAAAAAATCACTAAAGCGGCAACTAGTCGTGGAACAGATCTGCATACTTTGGTAGAACATCATCTTAAAAATGAAAAACTACCAGAAGTTCAACCAATCTCTGATTTTCTTTTTAAGATTGCAAAATCGGAACTTAATCGTATAAATAATATTTACGCCCTTGAAGGGTCCCTATATAGTAAGCAACTGGGTATTGCTGGGACAGTTGATGCGATTGCCGAATATAATGGCGAGTTAGCGATAATCGACTTTAAGACTTCTAAAAAACCAAAACCACGCGAGTGGATCGAACATTATTTTGTTCAGTGTATGGCATATGGTTGTATGCTTTACGAACTGACTGGTATTTCAGTCAAAAAACTTGTAATCATTATGGCTTGTGAAAATGGAGAATGCGTCGTTTATGAAGAAAGAGACAAAGCAAAATACATCAAACTTCTCACCGAATACATTAGAAAGTTTGTTAGAGATAAACTGGAGCTCTATGGAACCAAATAAAGAACTAGAACAAGCCATCGAGAATAAGTTTTTAACGCCTTCTAAGTTTGCTCTTGAGATTGAAAAGATTGTAGCAGAAGAAAACTTTAACTACATTGATGCAATTTGTCATTATTGCGAAATCAATAGTCTTGAGGTAGAATCAGTTACGAAACTCATTTCAAAACCTTTGAAAGAGAAACTAAAGTGGGACGCAACTCGTCTTAACTTTATGAAGCGGACATCACGCGCCAAATTGCCTTTATGAGTCCTTTTGAGACATACCAAACTTATCTTTCGATGAAAAGTCATTTTACGAACAGTAAATATGACTTTTTTAAGTATGGGGGCAAATCCAGAGCAACCGTTACTTCATTTAACCGTCGCAAAGATAAGTATTTCTTTGAACGCACTTCGCGCAAACTTTCAGACAAAGAAATTGTAGACTTTTTATTAGCAAACTTTGTAGCAGCAGATTCCCCGAGCAACTTATGGATTGGCGAAATTATCAATTCTGGAGAAAGGACCTACGCAGATTGGATGCGGAGACAACAGAGTTTGACTTACTTGTTCAAAGAACAATCAACGGAATTGTTCTCAGAGAACGAATTAGAAACTGTGTTCAACTGTTCCAAAGGGCACCCTATAGTTCTCAAAAGGTTTCTAAGCGGGAAATTATCGCCAGAAACATTCGTAATCTACGACAAAATATTTTCAATCGTAAAAGATTTTGATAAGAAACTTTTGGACCCAGTGTGGGAAACCGTCAGTTTAAAAATTAAAAAATATTCTCCTTTCCTACATATAGATGTGTTCTCTTATAAGAAAATTTTACGGGAAATTATAAATGAGTAGATTTTTTGATTCCGAACTCATACAACAAGAACTTCGTGAAATTAATGAACTTCAAGAGTTTCTTTATGGGAGTATCTTGACTTTTGGTTCTATGTCCCGTGAAGATAAAATTGAACACATTGAAAAAATGACTTTGTTGCTTGAAAAGCAGCAGATTATGTATACTCGTCTTTCTCTTTCTGATGACCCAGAAGCGGTTGAGATGAAAGAGAATCTACGAAAATCAGTTGCTCTGATGGGATTTCCACCAGATACTGATATGACTTTACTTTTTAGCAGTATGACTAAAACGATTGAGTCTCTTAAAAAATTCATTGACAAGTGAGACCGTCTTTGCTATACTATCCAAGTAAATCCCCCGAATCCAAACTATCCGAGGTAATCCAAATGTCATTTCAAGACCTTAAAAAACAATCCAAACTCGGCAATCTTACTGCTAAACTTGTTAAAGAAGTTGAAAAGATGAGCAGTAATAATTCTTCTTCTGATGAACGTGTATGGCGTTTAGAGTGTGATAAAGCAGGCAATGGTTATGCCGTGATCCGTTTCCTTCCTGCTCCGAACGGTGAGGATCTTCCGTTCGTGAAACTCTACAGTCACGCTTTTCAGGGAGTATCTGGTTGGTATATTGAGAACAGTCTGACTACTCTGGGTCAGAAAGATCCTGTGTCCGAACTGAACTCCGAACTGTGGAACAATGGCACTGATGCTGGTAAAGAACTTGCCCGTAAGCAGAAGCGTAAACTGACTTATGTTTCCAACATTTATGTGGTCAAGGACCCTGCCAACCCCGCCAACGAAGGTAAAGTTTTCCTGTTTAAATACGGCAAGAAGATCTTTGACAAACTGACTGCAGCGATGCAACCTGAGTTTGAAGATGAAGAAGCAATCGATCCGTTTGACTTCTGGCAAGGTGCTAACTTCAAACTGAAGGCAAAGAATGTTGCTGGTTATCGCAACTATGATTCTAGTGAGTTTGCCGCTCCTGCTCCCCTGCTGGACGATGATGACGCAATGGAAGCAATCTGGAAGAAGCAGTATTCTCTTGCCGAACTCGTTGCTGCTGACCAGTTCAAGTCTTATGATGAACTGAAGAAGCGTCTTGAGTATGTGCTGGGTTCCAAAGGTTCTCGCCGTGTGGATGAGGAAGTGGCAGAAGAGGAAGAGTACTCTCGTGGTCCTGTGAAGGAACTGACTGAAGATCTCCGTGATGAACTGTCTTCTCTGAAACCTACCCGCCGTGCATCTGCTGTTGAGGAAGATGAGGACGATGTGGACGATACCTTGTCATATTTCGCAAAATTGGCAGAATAATTTCTGTGCTATAATATGGGGGAGGTCAAGGGTCCTCCCTTTTTTATGAAATCTGATTACTACATTGACCGAATCACAAAAAAACAGGCGGATGAATTGATATTAAAATATCATTATCTAAAGGATATATCAAAAGGATATAAATCTGGGAGAAACTACGGTCTCTTCAAAAAGAACGATTTTTGTCCATTAAACATCGGACAGTTACTTGGGGCAGTAATTTTTACTGGACTCCCAGTCCCAGAAATAGCACAAGGAGCATTTGGATTAGAACGAAATGAGCAAGAAGGACTCTTTGAACTTTCAAGACTTTGCATACATCCTGACACACAATCTGCAGAGCATAATATCACTTCTTGGTTTGTTTCAAGAGCGATTAGACAGTTACGAAAGGATACTGAAGTTAAAGCAATCATCTCTTACGCTGATAGTGATTTCCATTTTGGTACAGTCTATCGTGCTCTTAATTTTAAATATTGCGGACTCACAGACCCAAAGAAAGATTTCTACTATGCAGACGGAACTAAACACTCTAGGGGCAAAATTAAAGGTGCTTCAGGAGAGTGGAAAGACCGCTCCCGCAAACACCGATATGTAATGATTTTTGATAAGAACCTAGAACTCTTATGGATTTGATGCTCTAGTATTTTCAGTTCTGATTAATTTATTATCTACATATTGCGATGATTTATCATAAGTCATCGCTTTTCTTGTATCTGTAACCACTTGCTGTAGATATCTTGGCTTAAGAACATAGATTCCACGCTTTTCATTATTCTTAGCAACTTCATATTCATAGTTGCTCACACCAGTTACTGGATTTAATGTTGCTAGTGGATTGCTTGGATTTGGAATGGTAAAAGTTGAATCAACAACTTTACCTGCAGGAAGAATTAACCTATCCTTACTATCTTTAACTTCAGTAGTTTCATAATGATGAATAGCATTTAAATCAGTTCCATAGATTGACTCTGCATAATCATAAACATCCTTATCAGAAAGTGGCCATTGGTCTCTAACTCTTGTAATACCTGAACTTACAAGAACTACCCAATCATATTGAGAACTTCCATAAATTTCTTCTGCTACTGTTTCTGGACGAGCACCATCTACAATCTGATACTTATCAAAGATTGTGAAAACATTTTGTAAGTCATCACGAAGTTTTACACGACGAAATAGATTCTTAACAGTCAAATACTCATCAGATGCTTTGCGATCTGATAAGAATGATTGGTATTCTAGATTTGGTAATTCTCTAAAGTAAGACATTAGTATCCAACTCCATATTGACCACCTTGAGTTGTGTAATCTTCAGCGTAAATTGGGGTGAGTTCTTTGAATGTTAGCGATAACTGCATATAAACTGGTGTTCCATCAGAATAAGTAGAATAAGTTCCAGATCCAGTGTAATTTACACTCATTCCAATAAGAGCACAAATTTTAAATCTATTCAAGTAAGGATGAGGTTTTGTCCCACTCATATATTGCAGTCTGAAAACTTCTGGTGATTTGAGAAATAGTCCTGCAGCACCTCCACTATCTAATCCTTTTTTTACAGCACTATATTGTTTAAAAGATTTGATAATCTCTTTAATTTCTCTAGATTCTTTTTCGTCTCTAGGAACCATATCAAATGCAAATGTAAATTCTGGTCTCATATTCACACCATTAAAAACCAGTTCTATATTATCATTAAATACTGCACCAGTAAATCTGGATAAGTTGCTGCTCACTGAAGCATTTTTACCAAGAACAGCTTTAACAGCAGAAGAAGAAAGAGTAGCTTGTAATGCTTTCTGCCCTATAGAAGTTTGAGCAGCTGTAGCTACATTTACGCCTGCAGATATAAGACCATTTACTAAAGAACCAACAAAATTATCTCCTTGCATAACACCAGTCGCAATATTCATACCTGCTGCTTCTAAAGGATTAAAACTACTCGGTCCCCAAGCGGCACTATTACTATCCTGAATATTTTCTGGTATTGGTAATAATATTGTTTGTAAAATATCTTTTTTACTATTTGGAGACCCTAATTGATCTTCATATGTTTGGTCAGATGTATTTAAGGCAAAAGAAGCATTATTTTGAGTTCCAAGACCTGGAGGAGTATATTTAATAACATCAATTTTAAGATAATCGTCAGATGCCTCAATCTTTTTATAAGGATATCTTAATGTAACCGACTTTGTTTGTGTAGATTGATTTTGAGAAAACGCAGTTAAGTTTCCAGAACTATCAACTCCAAATTGTGGGTTTGTAAATGGATCTGCCATTATCTTTTTCTAATTATTTAGTTCTAATGTTGCTAAAAGGCAGTCTTCTTAAATCTTCAATCTCCGTATCATAAACCTCATATATTCCTCCAGCAATTTCATCCCAAGTGTATTGTCTGGATTCTCCCCAGTGAAAGTTAATACCCTTAAATCCCCATTTAAATACCTCAGTTACGGCAACCAGAGGATTTTGATCGTATCTTATACCTGAAGTTTTAGCATTATAAGAAAAGATATAAAACTTACCAACTTTTGGAGGTTCGTTAGTTTTCGGTAAAATTTTGATTAACTCACGCATTAAGTCATCAGAACTTTCTGTTCCAATAAGTTTTTTTACTAGAGGACTGATACGATTTATTTTTCCCCTGTCTTTTAGAGTCTTTCTCGGCATTACTTAATACCCAGTTCGTTTTCTGTGATTACCTTGAACTCATATCCTCTATCAGCACACCATTCTTTTGCTGCTTCCCACTTTGATTGATTTTTAGCATACTCATAAACCTCACGAATATAATTCTTTGTTTGCCTTTGAGGTTTTGGTGGTGGAACAGTTTGCTTTTTAGGTTTGATTTCAATCATATATTTTTTAATTGAACCATCAGATTCTTTGACTTTTATGAGAAAGTCTGGGAAATATCTATGAATCTTACCATCAACAGGGGAGCGATATGGAATGCATTTTTCTTCAGATTCCCAAGATATAATTTTTTCATTTAAGTCACAATAAACACAAAACTTTCTTTCCCACAGAGACCTATAAATGATATTTGTGGGATCTCCATTATACTTTTCTGGATATGATGGTTGATATTTTCCCTTATAGGACATCTAAATACTTATAATATAAGACTCGTATAAGGTATTTAGAGTGGCTATTAAGCGCAGAATATCTGATATAAAACCACTATTAACAAATCTTGCCCAATCTTCGCACTATGAAGTTCAGTTTGGTGGATTACCAGATCAATTAAAAGATTATCTTCGTAAGAGAGGAGTTACATCTAGATTTGTTGTAGGTGATGCTGGATTGTTATGTTATTCTGCAATTTTGCCAACATCAAATCTTGCAACTAACACTATATCTGGAAATTTTATGGGCGTGCAGGAAAAATTTGCCCATACAAGATTATACGATACAATTACTTTAGATTTTTATATTGATAAAAATTATAAATCTCTAAAATTTATTGAGAGTTGGATGGAGTTTATTGCAAGTGGATCTTTCAACCAACAAGGATTAGATGGAGAAAATTCTTCAATCAGTCAGAATAATCAAGGTTACTTTTCTAGGATGCAATATCCAGCATACTATAAGTCAAATGCAACTAGAATTATTAAATTTGATAGAGACTACAAACAAGAAATTGAATATAATTTTATTGGACTATTTCCATCAACTATTAGTTCAATTCCAGTAAGTTATGTTGCTTCTGATACCTTAAAAATGTCTGCAACATTTCAATACGATCGCTACATTGCTGGTAAATCTTTGAGTATTAATCAATATCTGGGAAATTCTAATAATAAGGAACCAACCGAACCAACAACTACTCAAAGAACTTTAGTACCAGTTCGTGGTCAAAGTGGTGTTGTTTTTTATGATTCAAGTATTGATACAAGAACTAGTGCTGAAGTGAATAGAAGATTTTTTAATGGTTCTGGGCAACCGATAATCAACTAAATAATTTTACTGAAATCTATAGGTCATTATGCCTTTACCTACAATTGCAACGCCGACATATGAGTTGGAAATTCCTTCATTAAAAAAGAAAATAAAATACAGACCATTTTTAGTTAAAGAAGAAAAAATTCTGATTATTGCTATGGAGAGTGAAGATCCAAAGCAAATTGCTGAAGCAGTTAAGACAGTAATTGGTAATTGTGTTCTCACTAAAGGAATTAAAATCGATCAACTAGCAACTTTTGATATCGAATATCTTTTCCTCAATATTCGTGGAAAGTCTGTTGGTGAAGATGTGGATGTTTTAATTACTTGTCCAGATGATGGGACAACACAAGTCCCGGCTTCTATAAATTTGGACGATATTCAAGTTCAGGTAAGTAAAGAACATTCTCGTGATATTAAATTGGATGATTCTCTAACTATGAGAATGAAGTATCCATCGATGCAAGAGTTTATTAAAAATAACTTTGCTAATGAAATGGATGTAAGTGTTGATGATACTTTTGATATGATTTCTTCTTGTATTGAACAAATTTATAGTGAAGAAGAATCTTGGACGGCAGCTGATGTGACGAAAAAGGAAATGAATGAATTTCTTGAGCAGCTGAGTTCGAAGCAATTTAAAGATATCGAAAGATTCTTTGAGACTATGCCCAAACTTTCTCATACACTCAAAATTAAAAATCCAAATACTGGAGTTGAAAGTGAAGTTATTCTGGAGGGATTAACATCTTTTTTCGCCTAGCGATGGCGCACGAAGATCTTGCGTCATACTATAAGACTAATTTTGCTCTTGTTCAGCATCATAAATACTCTTTGACAGAGTTAGAGAATATGATTCCCTGGGAACGGGAAATCTATGTTGGGTTACTCCAACAATACATTGAAGAAGAAAATCTGAAGAATAGTGCTAATGGCTGAAATGGATCCTGTAGCAATTGCCCAGAGCGGGGTTGACCCCGTAACAGGATCTCCGCTGTCTTCAGAGGTTCGTAAGGCACTTTTTAGAAGAACGATTGTTCCATCAAAAGTATTTGCTCGTGGTGGAGCATTAGTAAAAAGAGATGAGAGTGTTCTTGTTGCTCAACAGCAAGTAAAAAAAGATGATGGTACTCTTGTTGTCCAACAGCAAGTAAACACGCAAGAAAGCATTACATCTCTTCAAAATCAAATTAATAATCTTCGTATAGAAGTCGCTGGATTAACTGCTGGGTTAGCCACTATTTCCAGACTTATACAAGCGGATAGTGTAGTAGAACAAACTCAGATTAGAACTGAGCAAGAAACTGAAAGAAGAAATGCTGAGAGACAAATTAGGTCGGGTAGAGAAAATCTTTTAGAGCAAAAGATTACTTCAGCATTAGCAGTACCAATTGCAAAGTTACAAGAGAAAATAAGTGATACTTTTGGTGGAGTGTTTAATGCTATTAAAATTCTATTTGTTGGGTGGTTAACAAATCAAGGAATAGAAACTTTAAAAGCATTTACTGAAGGAAATGGTAAGAAGTTAGAGGAAATTAAAAATGCAGTTATTAAAAATCTAGCAATTGCTGCTGGAGGTTTGTTCCTGATAAATGGTGGATTTGGACTAATTCTAAGAACGGTTACTGGAATTACTGCAAGAATTTCTAAATTAACATTTTCTTTAATTAAGGCTCCATTTAAACTTGCTGCTGCTGGTGGTGCAGTATTAGCAGCAAAGATAGCAGGAAGAAGAAATGTTTCCCCTCCTTCTGCAGTTCCATCAACAAAAGTTCCGATTACTGGAACTGGTGGAAAAGTCTTATCTGAAAGAGGTGCTAATTTCTTTACGCAGTCATTAAAAGGTCTTGGTGGTTTTGGGAGGGGGATATTTAAAAGTGTCGGTAAGGTAATGCCTTTCATAAATATTCCTCTTGCTGCAACGGCATCATATCTGGATTATAAAAAAGGTGATTATTTTGCGGCTGGACTAAGTGCTGCTGGAGCTCTTCCCGGACCACTTGGGTGGGCAGCTATCGCAGGAAGGGCTGCATATGGTTTGTCTGGAATGGAAGGTAAAGTAAAAATGCCCGAGGTGAAACCACAAACATCTGCACTAAGTCCAAAACTACCAAAAGTTGCAGAACCTTCGGCACCACCAATATTTGATATGAATCTTCAAGATTCATTAAAACCATTTTCTGATTTGGGTAACCAATCGACAAGTAATCCACCCACACCTAGCACAGCATCTTCTCCAGCACAAGTTCAAACTTCACAAAGACAATCTTTCAATATTGGAACATTACCAGAACCACAACCAACAGTTGTGGTAGCATCGACAAGTTCTGGTAATCAATCTGGAAGAGGAACTGCTACATCTGGACCTCTTACTGATATTCCTTTAATCCCATCAGCAAATTCGGATAATTTTTATACATTATATTCTCAAATGTGCTATAATGTGGTAACATAAGATGGTAGTAAAATCGCCACTAAACCTAGAAAGAGTTTCATCTTCAGTTTTCTTAACCAGAAAAGAACTTTCTGGTGCTAATCAATCGGTAAAAAATATATCCAATATTCTTATTAATAGGACAAAAGTAAAAAGAGAGTCTTTTGCAACTAAAAATATTTTAAGATATAGAAGAGTTGAGAGTGAGAGAAGAGCAGACCAAGAAAGTCAGTTAGAAGCATCTAACTTATCGGTTAGACCTGGTGGTCCATTTAGAATGATTCAATCGGTTGGTGGATCATTCCTTCAAAGAATTTTGGGATTTGTTGGGTATCTTGGAGCAGGATGGATACTTTCAAATTTACCAACCTGGATACAGTTAGGTAGAGAATTTATATCAAGACTTACTAAAACTGGACAAATTATCTCTGGATTTTTATCAAATACTATAAAATTATTTACTGGATTTGGAACTGTTTTGGATGCTGTTTGGAAGAATGTAACTAGTTTAGACTTTACAGATTCTTCAAATCGTCTTGAGACGGCATTTGGTGATTTAGCATTAACTCTTGGAGATATGGGTTCTCAAATCGAAGAAGGATTTAAACTTATAACAGCACCATATCTTACTACTCCTTTAGGAACTCCTTCTCAAGACGAAGGTGCATATCCAGAAACTAGAGTTCCAGGCGAGTCTGGACAACTAAATCCAATTCATAAGCAAGCACTTGATATTATAGCAGGACCGGAAAGTGGTGGTGATTATAATGCTATGAATAATGGTACAGCAGGCGATAGACCTGGTGGTTCTAAAAAATGGCTTGGGAAAAATCTTACTGATATGACTATTGGTGAAGTTAAAGATTATCAAAATAATAAAAAAACTTTATGGGCTGCAGGAAGATATCAAATTGTTCCAGGTTCTCTTCCAACAGCACAAAGATCCGCTGGTTTAAAAGATAGTGATAGGTTTGATCAGAATAATCAAGATTTGCTTGCAATTGGATTGTTAAAAACTCAAGGACCTGGTGCTTGGTCGAAATATTCCAAGTATTCTCAGAAAGAAATTTCAATAATGTATCAGGCAAAGAATGCTCCATTAGGAGAATTAAGAGCACCAGTAGCAAAAACACCACCTACTCCAGCACCACAATCTAAACTTGACCTTTCAAAACTTGGATTTAGATTGGGGGAAAGAGCAGGATACTCTAGAAGTAGGGGAAGAGTTCACGCTGGTAGAGATATTCCAATTGCCTCTGGAACACCGGTATATGCATTTACTGATGCAGTAATTACTAGTGTTGGTTATGAAGGCGGATACGGTTATTATATAACTTTTGTTGATACAAATGGTATAGAGCATTTTTATGGACACCTTCGTGAAATGCCCAAATTCAAAAAGGGACAAACTGTTTCGGCAGGGACTGTGCTTGGATATGTTGGATCTACTGGGCGGAGCACTGGACCTCATCTTCACTGGGAAGTTTCTCCCCGTATCGGTGAAGTTGGTTATACAAGAAATAATGTTATCGATCCAATTGAATATGGGTTTGACCCAAAAGCACCTTTTGGAGCAAAAATATCTGCAACACAGCGTAGAGTAGCATCACAAAATTTAAAAAGAGAAAGAAAAGGACCTCAGATTTATCTAATTGATGATAATAAACCAGTTGCTCCTCCAGCACCTTCAGGCGGGTATTATTCAAATATTAAATCAGATATCAATGAATTTAATATGTTAAATAAGTTTATCCAGAAAAAACTTCTAATAGATTTATCTTACCTATAATGTCACTAGTAAAGTCGATATATGAAGAGTTAATTATACAGTCAAACGACCAAAAAAGGACGGTTGATATTTCTACTGGCACAATCGCTATTGATTATTATGAAGATATTTTTTCCCCCACAATTACAGCGAAGATAAGAGTAGTTAATACAGGAAATACAATTCCTTCTGCAAATAATATTGATGGAGAAAAACAATCAATTTATAATGGATTACCTTTAAGGGGTGGTGAAAGAATTTCTATGAAAATTGCAGGAAACTCTACAACAAATCCTGGACTTGATTTCTCCAAAAATCCAAATGATTATCTTTATGTTTCAAGTATCACTGATGTAATCTCTGAAACAAACAAAGAAAGTTTTACATTAAATCTTGTTTCAAGAGAAGCAATCACAAACGAAACGACCAGGGTGATGGGAAAATTTCCTACTGGACTTTCAATTGATCAATCTGTTACTAAAATCCTAAAGGAAAATTTAAAAGTAAATAAAATTGGAACGATAGACCAAACTTCAAATAAGTATGGTTTTATTGGTAATATGAGAAAACCATTTACTGTTTTGGTTTGGTTAGCATCCAAAGGAGTTCCAGTAACTTCTGGAGATGGAACTGCTGGATTTGTCTTTTATCAAACGAAAGATGGATTTCAATTTAGATCAATTGATAATTTGATTTTACAAAAGGCAAAGGCAACATATATCTATAGTCAAACAACCACCAGTTATGATAATGAGGACAAAAAAGTCAATAATGATTTTAAAATTTTAAACTACATCGCTGATAAGAATCAAAACTTAATCGAGAAACTTAAACTGGGAACATATGCAAGTCATCGTATGTTCTTTAATCCTTTAAACTTCTCATTTTCAAAGTATGAGGAAGGGTTATTTAAACTTAAAGATTATTCTGGAAAGGCAAAAAATCTTGGAAGTGACCTTAAATTACCAAAAGTATCTGAAGGTTCAGATTTAACTTTAGGAGATGTTCCTACAAGAATTATTACTGCAGTTCTTGATATTGGAACGATGGAAAAGAATGCTTCAAGAGAACTAAACTCTGATCCGAAATTATATCAATCACAATCATTGATGAGATATAATATTCTTTTTACGCAAACTCTGAGTGTCATAGTCCCTTCGAATACTAATTTAAGAGCAGGTGATGTTATTGAATGTAAGTTTCCAAAAATTTCTCAATCTGACGCGAAAGAATATGACACCGAAACAAGTGGTCTATATATGATTAAGGAGTTATGCCATCATTTTGATGCACAAAGTTCATATACCTCAATGAAACTTGTAAGAGATACCTTTGGAATCAATAAAGAGGAAAGGAAAGGATAAATGATTGACGAGTCATTACTCAAAAGTAACTTTTTAGGGAGAGATGGTTTCCGTTGGTGGATTGGACAAATTGCTCCTATTGATGCCTGGAAATCTCAAGCAGAAGGTGGTGGTTGGTCATACAGATATAAGGTAAGAATCATTGGATATCATCCTTATAATGTTGCCGATCTTTCGAATGAAGATTTGCCTTGGGCACAAGTTTTATTACCAACAACTGCAGGAACTGGAGCAGCAAATTGCTCTACTGGAGTTCAATTGCAACCATCCGATGTAGTTTTTGGATTTTTTCTTGATGGTGATAATGCTCAAATTCCTGTAATTATGGGTGCATTTGGTAGAACATCAGAGGTTTCAAAATTACCTTATAGTAATCCATTTGTTCCTTTTACTGGAAATACTGATTATATGCCAAAACAGTCTGCAACATTAAAATCAAGTGAAAATAGTGAGCAGACAAAAAACTCTGCAGAAACTCCACCAAATCTTCCTCCAGAACTTGCAAAATTAAAAGACCCAGAAAATCCAGCAGATAGTCAGGCAAATGGTGAAAGAGTAACTCTAGCAAGTCCTGAAAATGATGCGATTCTGGGAATCAAAAATGAAGTTAAAAATTTATTGAAAAAAATAAGAACTTTCTTAAAAGACGCACAGAACTACCTATCGAAGGTAAGTCAAGAAATTAGAAAGGCTGCTGATAGTATTGCTAGATATGCGAATGATTTTGTTGGTCAGTCATTTAACTTTTTGATTAACGGTAATGAAGAATTTCCTGGATTGGTAGGTCTTTTGAAAAAAGGATTGGATTTACTTTATAAACAAGTTTATGGTGCAGTATTAGTAGCAACAGCAAATCCTGCAGCAGCTCATCTTGCTGGTGTTGCTGCTCAAGAAGCGATGGTTGGTCCAGTTAAACTTTTAGAAGATGCAATTGCTTGTGTTGCAGGAACTGTTGTTGATAATTTAAAAGATATTGTTTCAGATTTACTTTACTCTGTTGTAGAAAATGTTGAGAGATTTGTAAGTTGTGCCGCAGACCAGTTTATAGGGACTTTAGTTAATACGATTATTGATACAATTGAAGGTGGATTATCCACAGTTCTTGGTGGATTGGAAAAACTTCTACAGTTCTTCTCAGATTTTAGTGTTGGAAATGCTTTGAGAACTGCTTCTGAGATTCTTCAATCAAGTGGTATCTCATTTGATTGCAATCAAGTTAAAGGTGGATTGCAAGGAATGGCAAAAGAATGGGTGGTCGGTGCTGGAGAAGCATTTGTTGCTTCCGAAAATTATCAGAATATTATGGAAGCAATTAATCTTAAGAATGTTGGTCAAAATCTAAATGAAATTGCAGAATGCTTCACCGGTGCTATTGAAAACGCAAGTGTTGCTGTAGTCAATATATTTGGCGGAGGGAGTTCTGGAACTGGAGCGACTGGTATTCCCATCTTTGGTTCTTATACACAAGATTCAAACGGAACAGTAAGAGCAAGTGTAATTGGAGTTCAGGTTACAAATGGTGGATCGGGATATACTTACCCACCATTTGTTGAGATTGTCGATGATGCTGGACAAGGATATGGTGCTACGGCAAGAGCATTAATTAATGATATGGGTCAGGTAACATCAATTTATATTGTGTCTGAAGGTGAGAATTATACTCCATCAGATATAACAGAATATTCTGTATCTAAAGTGATTGTGGAGCAACCTGGTTCTGGATATGAGGATGGTGATATTGTTGTTGATAATCGTGGAAATGAGTATAAAACGCAAATCGTTAATGGATCTATCTATCAGGTAGAACCTCTAAATAATGTAGTTCAATCTCTACCTGTTCTTACAGTTAAATCTCAAACTGGCGGTGGAGCAGTTCTTCGTCCAATACTTTCAGATCCAAACTTCACATCAAACCTCACATCAAATATCACATCAAATCTCACAGGTGAAATTCAAAAAGTCGTAGATTGTGTAACATAAAATGCCCACAGTAGCAGAAAGACCAGATCAAAATATTTACGCAAGACAACTGATGAGCTTCAATCCTCAATTTAGGATTGATACTTCTAATCCAGCAATGGGAGCAAGTGGAACAGATGTTTACAAATTATATGCCGCTACACAAGATACTCAATCATCTATCTCATTAAGTAACTCTGGTCGCTTTTCAATCAAAAATGATTACAGTATTGAAATTATATCTGGATATAAAAGTGATGGAAAGAATGAAGATATTGTAATTGCCGGATTAAGTGGAAATGTTAATATTGTTTCAACTCACGGCACGGTTCGTATTAAGGCAGCAAACATTATTCTTTCGGCAGATGAAGATATTATGTTTAAGGCAGGAAGAAATATTACATTAAAAAGTGGATCTGGTAGAACTTTAATACAAGGAAATAAGGTAGATGTAAAAGGATCTACGGGAACTTTAATTCAGGCTTTAGGTGAAGATTTTACCACCAAAGTATTTTCTGACAGTTTTGTCGGTGCTGATGTACTTAAAGGTCTCTTTGGTGGATTAGTCGGTACAGTCATAGATACGGTACTATAGTATGTCAGACATTACAGTAACTGGTAATCAGGCTTATTTTAATGAAGACTCTAAGTTCTTCAAAGATGTTTACATTTATGGGACATTGTATTATGAGTTTCCAATAAAACCTAAAACGACATTTAATGATGTAGATATTCTAGGAAACTTAAATGTTTTAGGAAATTCAACATTTACTAGTGCAACATTTACTGGTGATGTTTATCTTGATAATAATTTATCTGTAGGAATTTTAACTGTAAGAACTAGACTAGATGTTGGTATTGGTGGAACAATTCTTACAACATCTACAGGAAAAATTGGAATTGGAACTGCACAACCATTACAAACTTTAGATGTTAATGGAATCGCAATCATTAGTGAAAAGGTTGGGATTGGAAGTATAAGTCCAGAGCAAAAACTTGATATTCTGGGAAGTGTAAAAATTGATGAATTTATCTATGATTCCAACAATTCTCCTGGTTCAAATGGATATTATTTGAGTATGGATGCCGATGGCATTCGATGGACTGGACTTCAACCAAGTGCTGATATTCAAGGAATTTTTATCCAGGATGAAGGAGTTTATGTTCCTACAACAGGAATTGCTAAATCCTTTACTGTATTAAATTTTACACAAATTAATAGTCTTGGTGTAGGAACTGATAATCTAATTCCAATAGAAAACCCAACTAACCCAAATTTTATTGCAGATATACAAACAAAGGATTATTGGGGATTTAACTCCTCAGGCAACATTTATAGAATGACAAATGTTGGTATTCAAAATAGTAATCCAACATCAACCTTAGATATAACAGGAACTCTTCACGCAACAGGAGCAGTTGATTTTGATTCATCTTTAAATGTTGATGATGCGACAACACTCAATTCAACTTTAGATGTTGATGGTGCCACTACACTTAATTTAACTTTAGATGTAGATGGCGCTACAACACTCAATTCAACTTTAGATGTAGATGGTGCCACTACACTCAATTCAACTTTAGATGTTGATGGTGCCACTACACTCAATTCAACTTTAGATGTAGATGGTGCCACTACACTTAATAGCACATTAGATGTAGATGGTGCTACAACACTCAATTCAACTTTAGATGTTGATGGTGCCACTACACTTAATTTAACTTTAGATGTAGATGGTGCTACAACACTCAATAATACCCTAGATGTTGATGGTGCCACTACACTCAATTCAACTTTAGATGTTGATGGTGCCACTACACTTAATAATACCCTAGATGTTGATGGAGATGTAACCTTCAATAGCTCTACTGAATCAACTAATAAAGATACCGGAGCATTAATTACTCAGGGGGGAGTTGGTATTGAAAAGAATTTAAATGTTGGAGGAAATACAAAACTCATTGGAACCTTAGAATTAGATTCCTCCCTGATTGATATTAATGGTCAGATTGCAGGACCGTCCGTAGGAAAGACTGATTACAGACTTGCTTCCGTTGGTACTGGTGTATCTTGGAGACCTGCAGGAGTTGAAACTCAAAATACTATTTGGGTTACTAAAGATGGTAATGATTTAAATACTGGATTTCTTGAGGGTGATGCAAAAGCAACAATAGGCGGTGCTGCAGCAATAGCAGAACCTGGAGATACAATTGTTATTAGACCTGGAGTTTACACTGAAAATAATCCAATTGGTCTTCGCACTGATGTTACGGTAACGGGGCAAGATTTAAGACTTGTGACTGTTAGACCTCTCAATGTAACTAAAGATGTTTTTCATGTAAGAAGAGGATGTTTAATTGAAAATATAAATTTTGCAGGATCGAGTGTTTCCATTGCACATACGGGTTGTGGTGCAGTTGCATTTCCACCCACAACTGTTGCGGACCAAGCAAATAGTGGATATATTGCACCGGGTCCTGCAAATGAAGGACCAACAGGAAGATGGAGGAGTCCATATATTAGAAACTGCACCAATTTTATGACTGGTAGCATTGGTATGAAGATTAATGGAGATCATGCTACTGCTTCTACTCCTGGAAATGATTTGAAATGCATGGTATGTGACTCATTCACACAGTATAATGAAAATGGAATCGGAGTATCAATCACAAATAATGGATATGCACAGTTAGTTTCTATTTTTACGATTAACTGTGATATTGGAATTTATGCAGACAGTGGTGGATCTTGTGACTTAACAAATTCTAACTCTTCTTTTGGTAACTATGGATTATATGCTGTTGGAATTGGATCTACAGAATTCACAGGAACAGTTGGAACTTATCCACCAACAAGAGGACAAACTGGTGTCGATGCTGGAAGTGATATCGTTGCTTTTGAAAATGTAGGAAATTCTAGAAGACCCTATGATGGTCAAACTCTATTTTTTAAAATAAATCTGAGTAATTATCCAGATGCTGTTGGATCTGGTGTAATTACAGAACCTATGGTTGAGATTCAAGAAATAGTGGTTACTAATGGTGGTAGTGGATATAGTCCTGCTTCTCCTCCCACTATCATTATTATTGATACTTCTGACAATTCTCAACAACCAAAAGGACCTCAAGGTATCATTGCAGAATTAAGTCCGACTATTGCTGAAGTTAGTGGCGCAATTACTACTATTGATGTCGTAAATAGTGGTAGAAATTATCTCTCAACACAAAATTTAGAGGTACTTATTGATGGAGGAACTGCTACGGCAGAAGTAATTACTAGACCAATTTATTATGCAATTGATTCTGCAACAGAAAATTCTGCAGGAATTACTACCGTTACATTTACTGAATTCATTCCTTATGAATTATTTGGTAGTGAAGAAGCTTCTTTTAGAAGAATCAGTAGAATTTTGACAAGTTCACATTCTTTTGAATACATAGGCACGGGCACTGACATAAATACAGCAACACCCTTTACTGGTGGTGTTCCAATTAAAGCAAATGAAATTGTTGCTTTAGATGGAGCCCAAGTTCCATTTACAAGCACAGACCAAAAAGGTAATTTTGATATTGGTGAAGGATTTCAAATCAATCAACCAACATCCACCATTAGAGGAAGAGATTTTAGTAAAGCAATTCAGGCAGAAATTACCCCCATCATACTTGCATTGAGATAAGATATGGCAGTTGCACCACTTAATAAATTTATTACAATAGCGGTTCCAGTTGCTCCTGGAGAGCAAACAGTGTATACGACACCTACTGGAGTTTCTGCTATTGTTCTTTATGCCCAAGTAAGTAATGTTGGAATTGGAAATACATATCCTACTGTAACTTTTACACATAGAAGAAAGAGCACTTCTCAAAGAACTTTTGGCAACACGAGAAATAATAGAATTATAAAAGATGCTGAAATTCCACCAAATGATTCTATTATACTTATAGATGGTAGATTAGTCTTAGAGAAAACTGCTATTGTTACAGATTCAATCGTAATTGAAGGAACACAATCTGGAATTGTATCTGTAACTAATTGTTTGTATGATAATACTACAGGAGTTACGACAATCACTACTATTAGTGCTCATAATTTTAATGTTGGTGATGAAGTTACGATGAGTGGTCTTGCATTTACTTGTGCTCCGGGTAATTATGGAATTACTACTACGATTTTTCCTTCACCGCAACAATCATTTACGATAGATTCAATTATTGGAACTGTAGGGATCTCTAAAACCTTCGTAACTAACTCCGGAACTGTTACTGGGATTGCACATACATATGTAAGTGGTGGTCAAGTAGGACCACTTCAAATGGAATTTATTTGTAGCATCTTAGAGAATAGTACAATATAATTATGCCAAAGTATTTAAGTGGAAGAGTTAAAAGAGTCTCTCAGTCAGCACTAAGTACTGATAGATACAGTTACTTAGGATTAAATGAAGCTGAACCAAATCTTGGCGATCCCACTTTAGTTTATCCATCACTTCCTATAGGACTACAATATCAGCTTGTTTCTATCCCAGGATATCCAGGAGAAAGATATTGGATTCCAGTTGGTGGAGGTTTGATTCCAGGTTCAATTAGTGTATTTGATGAAGGTTCTCTTGTAGGAACATCAAATAGCATTACTCAACTTAATTTTGTTGGTAATAGTGTTGCGGCACAAGCAATTCCACTAGGTATTGCAGCAACCATAACAGTCGCTCCTCCAGGAAATAACGGAAGCGTTTTATTCAAAGAAAGTGGAGATTTTGCAACTTCTTCTGGATTATTATTTAATAGTTCTGTAGGAATTTTAACTGTTGGTAATGGATTAATAGTTGGTGCGGGTGGAACACTTTTTAATGCGAATACAAATGGATTGATTGGTATAGGAACCACAAATCCAACACAAAAATTAGATATTCAAGGAGATTTAAGACTTACTGGAACGATTTATGATTATAATAATCAACCAGGAACTAATACACAAATTTTAATTAAAAATAATTTTGGTGGATTAACTTGGGTCAATCAAGAAACAGTCAGGGCAGGAGCAGGAGGAACATATCAAAATATTCAATTTCATAATAGTGCTGGATTGGTTGATGGCGCTTCTAACTTTGTATTTGATGACATTAATAGTAGAATTGGTATTGGTAGCACTCAACCAAAAGTTTTATTAGATGTTTTAGGAATATCTAGTTTCAAGGGTAGAACTTTTATTGATAATCTTAATGTATCAGGTATAGCAACGATTGCAACTCTTGGCGTATCGGGAACTACAACAACTCGTAATCTTTTAGTAACTGGTATTACAACAATTGGTTTTGTAACTGGCACAAATGCATATTTTACAGGAATTGTAACAGCAACAAAATTTAAAGGTGCAGTTGATATTACAGATTTATATGTAACTGGTTTATCAACATTCCTTCAAAAAGTTAATATTAATAATGATTTAGGAGTTACTGGTCTCACCACAACACAAAATTTTCAAGTTTATCAAGCAACAACACTTAATCGTTTGAATGTAAGTGGTATTTCAACATTTGACTCTCAAGTTAATATTAATAATTTAAATGTTACTGGTGTTGGAACTTTTGATAATATTAAATTTGATACCAATACCATCAGTACATTATCTGGAAACTTAATTTTAAATTCTAGTGCTGGAATTATTGAAGTTAATGATGCAATCTATGTAACTGATACAACTCAATCTACGAGTAGAGATACTGGATCTATTATCACGGAAGGTGGTGTAGGAATTGAGAAGGATTTATATGTTGGTGGAACAATCTTTGGTACTGTTAATGGGCAAATTATTGGTTATGCATCTTCGATTTCTATTTCTACAGATTCAACTAATACCATAAGATATGTTCCTTTTGTTGATGTAACTTCTGGATTATCAACAGTAAGATCTGATAACTTATTTGTTTGGAACCCATCTTCTAATTCATTGGGTATAGGAACCACGAATCCAACATCAGCACTTACAGTTGTTGGTAATGCAATTATTACCAATCCAAATGCTGCTGCTCTGAGCATTAGAAGTGGAGCGGCAGGAAGTTATGCATCCTTTAATATTGGTAGAACTTCTATTGAGACAACATTTTCAGTTGCTGGTTCTGCTGGTCAATTTGCAAATGATTCAGTTGCTGGTGATTTAGTAATTAGAACAGAATCTACAAGTGCTAAATTATTATTCACAAATGGAGCAACTAATTCAACTCTTGCTGTTGCTGGAAATAATGTTTTAGTCGGTGCAATATCATCAACAGGAACAGCATCACAACCACTTCAAGTTAGTGGTGGTGGATATTTTAATGGAAGAATTGGTATAGGAACAACAAATCCACAAGGATCCATTCACATTTATAGACAAGATACTTCTTCTTTTGGTGAAGTTCATACAGATTTTATATTAGAAAATCCTGGAAAAGGTAATGCAAGATTTTTCTTAAAAACAAGAGATAATAATAGGAATTGGGAATTTTTTGCCGATGATGATGATGGTTCTTTTGGAATTTATGATGGTATTGCAGTAGCAAGAAGATTTTCAATTCTTCCAAGCGGAAATGTTTTAATAGGAACATCATCAACCACGGGAACTGGAACAACATCACAAAGACTTCAAGTTACTGGTGGTGCTTATGTTTCTGATTCTGTCGGTATAGGAACCACAAATCCAGTAGGACAACTTCAAGTTTCTTCTGGACCAGTTATTATTGGCGCAGCAACTTCAACAGGAACCGCATCACAAAGACTACAGGTTACTGGTGGTGCTTATGTTTCTGGTAATACTGGTATAGGAACTACAAATCCAACATCAACACTTACAGTTCAGGGTAATGTTTTGGTTTCTGGAGTTACTACATATTTTGGAAATGTACTTCCTGGTATTACAGACACTTACAATTTAGGAAGTCTTACTCAAAGGTGGAATACAATTTTCGCCAATACTTTCAATGGAAATATTATTGGTTATGCATCTTCAATTGCAGTTTCTACAGATACAACAAATACTGCAAGATACATTTCTTTTGTTGATGTAACTTCTGGATTATCAACAGTAAGAGCTGATGACTTATTTGTTTGGAACCCCTCTTCCAATTCATTAGGTATAGGAACCACAAATCCAACAGTTTCACTACAACTTTCTCCAACTGCTTCTATTTCTAATGTTGGTACTGGAATAACTCTACCAGCAACTGCAGGAGCAGCACTTACCGTAGCACAGTTTCTTCATAACAATAATAATGCTTCATACTTAAGAATCAAAGCAACAAGAAATACTACAGGAAGTGATTGGACTACTGCATCAACAAAATTACTTCAAGTTACTGATGTAACAGAACAAAGTTATATTGAATTTAATCCATTAGGGTCTTCGTCTGGTGGAGCATCTGGACTTGCATTTGGCGGAAGAAGCGGAGAATGGGCAAGATTTAATATCTCTGGTAATCTTGGAATAGGAACCACAAATCCAGGAGAAAGACTTCAAGTTGATGGTAATTTAAGACTCGGAGTTTCGACAACTTCAAACTATATTGCTTTTTATGGAACCACTGGTGATCAACCTGGTTCTTATAACCACACTTATATTGGTGAAAGAATATGGAGCACTGGATCAGAAAGATCTGAATTATTCTTATTCAAGGGAAATGATGCAGATACAACATCTGGACAAGACAGAATAAGACTTGCTGGCGGTCAAGTTAGAATTGATACTTATACAACAGCAACTGGTGGTGCTTCTTTTGAATCTGTTGCTACATCCGCAAATCTAATCAATAGAGTTGTAGTTCATTCAACAGGTGAAGTTGGAATTGGAACTGATGTATTAACAGGAACAGCATCTCAAACTCTTCAGGTAACTGGTGGTGCTTATGTTTCTACAAGACTTGGAATAGCACAAACTAATCCAAATACTGCATTGCATATTGGACCTTATAATGGTAATACTTTACCTCATTTATATCTTGCTTCTGGTAATAATCTTTATGGGTGGAGGATTGATACACAAGATTTTGGTGGTGGTTCTGTTCCATTAAGAATTTGGAGAAGAGTTAATGGAACTGATACTGAATCAGTTACTATTTTAAATCAGAGCGGTAATGTTGGAGTTGGAACCACAACCCCAACACAATCTCTACACATTCAAGGTAATGCCAGAATTACTGGTGCAGTCTATGATTCTACGAATTCTGCAGGAACATCAGGTCAGGTTCTTCAATCAACAGTAACAGGAACTCAATGGACAACACAAGGAACACTTAGTGTTGCTTATGCAGATAATGCTGGTATCGCTACTAACTTAAAAGGCGGCATTGCATCCCAAATACCTTATCAAACTGCAGCAAATACAACTGCTTTTATATCTAATGGTTCTTCAGGGCAATTACTAAAATCCAATGGAACTTCAGCACCTTCTTGGGTAACACAAGGAACACTTAGTGTTGGTTATGCCGATAATGCTGGTATTGCAACCAACCTGAAAGGTGGTGCTGGTGGTTCTATACCTTATCAAAGTGCAGCAAATACAACTACATTTGTTGCTGTAGGTGCTGCAGGATCAATTCTTCAGTCTGATGGTTCCAAACCAGTATGGATTTCCCAATCAAGTATTGCTCCTGGTTATGCGTCTTCAATTTTAGTTTCTGCAGATGCAACAAACACCACAAGATATATTCCTTTTGTCGATGTAACTTCTGGGATTACTACTGTAAGGACAGATTCTAATATTTCATACAATCCTGGTACAGACACTCTTTCTTTAACTAATTTATCTGTCTCTGGTGTCTCAACTTTTAATGGTAATGTAACTCTAGGTGATTCTACATCTGATTTAGTAAGTTTTACTTCTAGAGTTGGTACTGGAATTACACCTTCAACTAATGGAACATTAGATTTAGGTGGAAGTTCTAATAAGTGGAATAATATCCATGCGAACACATTCAATGGTACATTTGTAGGAATTGCTTCTACTGCTAAAAAATTAGAGACTGCAAGAAGTATAGCAATTACTGGAGATTTGTCTTGGAGTGTTAATTTTGATGGAAGTGCTAATGTATCTTCAGGATCGACTTTAGCAAACTCTGGAGTTATGGCAGGAACTTACGGTTCTTCAACTCAAGTAGGTATTCTAACTGTAGATTCTAAAGGTAGAGTAACAGCAGCTTCTAATGTTGCAATTAACTTAAGTTCAGTATCATTTCCATCTGGAACTTTAATGCTGTTCCAACAAACAGCAGCACCAACTGGTTGGACTAAACAAACGACTCACAATAATAAAGCATTGAGAGTTGTAAGTGGCACTGCAAGTTCTGGAGGCACAACAGCATTTACTACAGTGTTTGCATCAAGAACTCCTGCAGGCACTGTATCTGTTTCTGGTTCTAATAGTGGAGGAAGTATTGCAAACGCAACTGTTACTGGTTCTGTTTCTGGTTCTAACTCTGGTGGAGGTGTAAGCAACCACACTCTGTCCACTTCGGAGATGCCATCCCACCAACATGGATTGTCTATGATTGCACCTGACGTTGGCGGCGGTGATGTAGTTTTACGTTATAGTGCTGGATACACTAATACTCGTCTTGCTACTGATTTTACTGGTGGAAGTGGTTCTCACGGTCACGGATTTACAAATCCATCTTGGAGTGGTTCTATCTCACTAAATGCTCACAGTCATACATTTACAAATCCATCTTGGAGTGGTTCTGCATCATTCTCTGGGGCATCAATGGACTTTGCGGTTCAATATGTAGATTTAATTATTGCTTCTAAAGATTGATACTATATACTTAGTCAATTTAATTACTGAATATTTTGTCATTGTGAAACAATTTTACATTAAAAAATTACCTGAAGGAGAATAATGAGACTCACAATTATTCCTGGAGACAAATATATTGCGATTGATAATAATGGACTATTCGTTCTCCAACAAGATTTAAACTGGATTCCATCAAATGTTCATGCTCTTCAATGGTATGATACTTGGGGTGAAATAGAGTATAATGATACAACACCAAATGAAAGAATAGAAAATCTTGGAATTTTTGAACAGGCAATTACAGATTTTAATAATGAAAAGAAAATCCTTCAAGATGAACTTGATGCAATTGAAGCAGCAAGAGACTACTGGGAAGAGTTGAGAGTTTTGAGAAATGAAAGATTATCTGACTGTGATTGGACTCAAATTTCTGATGTTCCATTTACTGAAGAACAAAAAATTTCTTGGAAAAATTATCGTCAATTATTGAGAGATTTACCAGAAAGTATTACGGAGCCCAAACAACTTGTTCTAAATTCAACCGACTCAAATTGGCCAGTAAAACCTACTTATTGATAATAAAATGAAAATCAAACCAGGCAACTTTTGCCCTTTAATTAAAAAAAATTGTATAGAAATGAAGTGCTCTTGGTTCACTCAAATGCGAGGAACCAATCCAAATACTGGAGAACCTGTGGATGAATGGGGTTGTGCTGTTGCTTGGATGCCTTTTATGGCAGTAGAAATCGCACAAAAATCAAATCAAACTGGAGCAGCAGTAGAAAGTTTTAGAAATGAAGTCGTAAAGGCAAATCAACAAAATCAACAACTTTATATTTCATCACTTGAACAAGGAATTGTTTCGGCACAGATAAGACCAATAGATAACCCCATTAATATAATTGAAGGAACATCAGACTAAACCCCTTGACACCCGCCCCCATCTGCCCTATAATATGGGGGTAATCAACAGAACCACCAAATGAGCGCCGCACAAGAGACCGTCCAAGGCATTGTGATTGATGTTTGCACCCGCAGTTTTCTTCTTCTCAGCGATCAAGGCAGTGAACGCCTGGTCGAGTGTGATACTGTTCAAGAATTTATGAATGTCTTGGAAGTCGTGACTGCCCAACTTGACCCTGAGCAGATTGAGTATGCTGATCTTGCCATTTATGGGCAGTGATGCTATAGTATAAATATCGAAAAAACCGAATGGAAGTTTTCACAGTGGCAGAGTTTCAAGAACGTTTTGACGAACTAATTGAAAGAGTGGAAAACGGAGAGAGTTTAGGTATAATTGATGAAGATGGGCGAGCGGCAGTTATGATACCTGCGGATGATGACCTCATACGAATACACACAGAGTATAATAACGAGGCATCATAAATCGCAAGGGAGCATAGCTTAATTGGTTAGAGCGGGCACCTTATAAGTGCTTAGTGCGGGATCATTCCCCGCTGTTCCCATTCGCTATTTGCGAATAGCGAATCTAGGTCGTATAGCCATCTGGTTGAAGGCAGCGTTCTCATAAAGCGCCGTAGAAGAGTTCGATCCTCTTTGCGACCACCAGCCCGTGTAGCCCAGCGGAAGAGGCAGAACACTTAAAATGTTCCAAGCGGTGGTTCGAATCCACTCACGGGTATAAAAATAAATATAAGATATGGGAAAACCCTATGTCTTATCGTATCGACACTGCATACTGCTGGTATAACGATGGCAGTATGATTGTGAAGATGTATTTTATCAATCACATCCCTTTCACATTTGACGAACTTCCAGAAGGACACTTATACGACCAAGACCTTTGTAGAGCAGCAGATAAGAATCGCACATTTGAACCAGAAGACTTATACAGAAGTTCTTTTTATCTGATAGATGAAGAGGCACATCCTTGTTTGTTTATGGTAGATTTAGAGAACCCAGAAGATATGCCTCAAGACGAATATTATGAGTTTAACGAGGAAGATTTGACTTCATAAATATTAGTGCTTAATCGTGGTTGTTTAAGCAAAGAACGGGAGCAGAAATGCTCCTTTTCTTGTATAAATACATATAACCACGATTAAAGCAGATGGAATATTACACTTACGCTTATTTGCGTGAAGACGGGACACCTTATTACATTGGTAAGGGTAAGGCAGGAAGAATTAATAATAATTTACATAATATAAATCTTCCACCAGAAAATAGACGAATATATTTAAAGAAAAATCTTACTGATGAAGAGGCAAGAAAACACGAAGTTTATATGATTGCTGTATTAGGAAGAAAAGATCTAGGTACAGGCATTTTGAGGAATATGACTAATGGTGGAGAAGGATGCGCTGGTCGTGTTCTTACTGATGAAACTAAAAAGAAATTAAGTGATAGTCATAAAGGTAGAAAGAAAAGTGTAGAACATAGAAAAGCATTAAGTGAAGCAGCAAAGAAAAAAATATTTACTAGTGAGCATAGAAAAAATATGAGTATTGGGTTGAAAGGTATTATGGCAAAAGAAAAAAATCCTTCTTGGGGTAAAAAATGGTGGAATAATGGAATAGAATGTAAATTTTCTAGAGATTGTCCAGGTGAAGATTTTAGTTTAGGAAGATTAATAAATAAAGGATAGAAGAGCGTAAGAAGAGGACAAAATTTTGCCACTCAACAAATTGGATAATTTTATCAAGAATACTGAAGGTCGTATTCTTTATGTCAATCCAAATGACCTTGATTCTACTGATTCAATTTCGAATCAAGGCAACTCCCTTGCTCAACCTTTCAAAACGATACAGAGAGCTCTATTAGAGGCAGCAAGATTTTCATATGTTAAGGGAGATAATAATGACTTAGTAGAGAAGACTACAATTCTTCTCTTTCCTGGTGAGCACCTGGTTGATAACAGACCTGGTTTTGCAATTTATGATAATGGTGGTGCTGCTTATGCAGTTTCTAGAGCAGGAGGAGTTGGAGTTTTAGCGTCTTCTGTTCTTTCTCTTGGACTTGATTCAAACTTTGACTTAACACAAGAAGACAATATTCTTTATAAATTCAATAGTTATTATGGTGGTGTTGTAGTTCCTAGAGGCACTTCAATCGTTGGTCTTGACTTAAGAAAGACCAAGATTCGTCCAAAGTATGTTCCAAATCCAACTGATTCTACTACAGCAAAGTCAGCAATCTTTAAAATTACTGGTGCTTGTTACTTCTGGCAGTTTTCTCTATTTGATGCCGATGCAAGTGGTTTAGTCTATACCAATCCAGATAATTTTAGTTCAACATATCAATCAACGCCATTATTCTCTCACCACAAACTATCTTGTTTTGAGTTCTGTGATGGTGTGAATACGATTGGATCTTATGGTCTTACTGACCTTGATATGTATTATAGTAAGGTCTCAAATGCTTATAATTCATATCGTGATATTGACCAAAAGTTCCCAGCAAGTCCGTTAGGATTTAAAAAGAGAAACCCAGAGTGGGAGATTGTTGGTGCTTTTGCGAGCGACCCAATCAATATCTCATCTATTATTTCTGGTAATGGAAGTGTTGCTACTTCTGTTGTTACAGTCACGACAACCGAAGCACATAATCTGAATGCAGGAACTCCGATTAAAATTAAAGGAGTTACAGGAGCAGTTGCACAAGAATACAATATTTCAACAACTGTTCAAAATGTCCTGTCTTCAACATCATTCACATATCTTCTTCCAAGTTATCCACCGAATTTAACGGCAAATCCAACTGCATCTGGATCGACAGTAACAGTTGAAACTGATACGGTTTCAGGTGCATCTCCATACATCTTTAACTGCTCCTTACGCTCTGTATGGGGTATGAATGGACTTCACGCTGATGGAAGTAAAGCATCAGGATTTAGAAGTACTGTTGTTGCTCAATTTACTGCAGTATCTCTTCAGAAAGACGATAGAGCATTTGCAAAGTATGACAAGTCATCGAGAACTTATCAAGTCGTCGATTATACAGCAGTTCACGGGTCTACATTGCCTCTTGGTGCATCACAAACTGATTCAGCAAAAGTTTATCACTTAGATCCTGACGCGGTTTATCGTCAAGGATGGGAAACAAGTCATATTAAAATCACAAATGATGCTTTTATTCAAATTGTTTCTGTCTTTGCGATTGGATTCAATAAGCACTTTGATGCAGAGTCTGGTGGTGACGCTTCTATTACCAACTCCAACTCAAACTTTGGTCAAATTTCACTAAACTCTTCTGGATTTAAGAAAGAAGCATTTGATAAAGACAATAATGCCTTTATCACATCAATTGTTGCGCCAAGAGCAATTGTAAGCACTGAAGAAAAGGTTGAGTGGCTATCATTAGATGTTGGATTAACAACTTCTGTCGGTATTTCAAGTCATCTTTATCTTTACGGATTTACTTCTCCAGACGCTCCGCCATCCTCACAGACGCAAGGTCATAGAATTGGTGCAAAATTAAACGACAAATTATATCTTATTGGTGCTGGAGTAACTTATTCATCATTCATTTATATGTGTGATAATGAAATATCTCTAAGTGGTTTGACAACAGCACTTGGAACTACAAGTTCTGTTAAATCTTACAGTGCTTCTATTACACCTTCAAGTGGATTTACAACATCATTTACAATCGGAGCAAATAAACTTTTAACGGGTGAAAAGGTTAAAATTATTAGTGATGCTGGAGATCTTCCAGAAAATATTGATGCACACGAAACTTATTATGCAATTAATGTTGGTGATAATAATACCATACGACTTGCATCTTCATATACAAACGCAATTCAAAATCAACCAATTACAGTTTCTGGTGGCACAAGTCTTCGAATTTTAAGTCGTGTTTCAGATAAAGAATCAGGAGAACTGGGTTCACCAGTTCAGTTTGATGCCCAAAATGGTAATTGGTTTATTCATACAAATGCAAATAACGAGATTTATAATGCATTTGCATCGGGTGGAACAGGAACATATGGGACAACAACTGATTTAGCGTATGTCAATAGAATTTCTGATGAAAGAAGTCTAGATGAAAAACTTTATAAGATTAGAGTTGTCATTCCAAAGGAACTTGCAAATGCCAAAGATCCAGAATCTGGATTTGTAATTCAAGAGTCGAGCACTACAGGAGTTAGAACCGATACTGATTTCACAAGAACAAGTATCGCAAGTACCGATTATACATTTAACAAAAATCCAAGATTTATTGCAACCTGTACTGAAAGTTCAGGAACTGTAACTGTCATTTCAGAATTACCTCATAATCTTCAAACTGGCGATTTAGTTATTATTAAGAATGTTACAAGTTCTACAAATGTTTCTGGTGCAGATAATTTAGGATTTAATGGACGCTTTGCTGTTTCTGGAGTTACTGACGCATATACTTTTAGATATTCGACAACTGATGTTACAGGATTAGTCCATACCACAGGAACTTTTACAAATATTACAACTAATAGAACAACAAGTCTTCCAAGATTTGAAAGAAATGATATGCAAGGAAACTTGTATGTCTATAGAAATGAGATTATTTCTCCATACATTTATAACCAACAAGATGGCATTTACCACTTGTATGTTTTAAATGCAAGTAATACAATAACTGATCAATTTACAGGTCTTGAATTCAGTCAATTACCAACAGATTTGTATCCACAACTTGATAGAGATAATATTGATGCAAATCCACCAGCATCCAAAACATTTGCAAAGCGTTCTCCAATTGGCGCTGTTGTAACTAATGACCTAAAGAAGAGCGTTACTAGAGAATCTGCTGATCTTCTATTAACAGACATTGGAATTGGTCTTACAATTTCTTCGGTATCTTCATCGACCAGTTCCGCAACAATCACATTTGGAAGATTTCATGGACTATCTGGAATTACTACCGGAACAATTACTGCAGGTGCTGCATATAACAACGGAACCTATCAAAATGTTAAATTATTAAATACTAGTTCAGATCCAACAGTTGGAACTTGGAATGGTGCAACAGCAAGGGTTACTGTAACCGGAGATGCTGTTGTTTCTGTAGATGTTACCGCACCTGGATCTGGATATAGTTCAGGAGGATTATATTTTGATCAAACCAGAATTGGTGCGGGAAATGGTAATGCAAGATATACAATAGCAACTGCTGGCATTTCTACAAATATTGGGGATGTTGTTCAATTTACTGGTGCAGGAACGACATCAGATGGATACTATCGTATTACATCTATTCCTTCATCAACTCAAATTGCTATTGCTAAGACTGCTGGAGATCCAGTAATTACTTCATCTCAATATGGATTTGTAGTTGGACCTTCGAGTAGAATTTCATCCACATCATATACAGCGGCAACAGGAATTACCACATTTGTAACATCTTCAGCGCACGGATTACTTTCTGGAAATAGATTTAGAATTACCGACTCTAGTAATAATAATGTAGGTGATTATATTGTAGAAGAAAGAATTGGTGTAACCACCTTCACAGCGGTTACAAATGCATCTCTTTCCGTAACTAATGGTTTTGTCCTGAAGCACGGTTTGTCCTCCAATGAGGCGATTTCTGATACTAGAGGGGAAAGTTTTGGAGTTCGTAATGTATCGTTCTATAATGATGATACATTTACTCTTACATCTGCTTTAACGACTGGAACCACAATTAGTATTGGTAACGCTGGAATTGGAACTGCAAAGAGACTCCCTCTTGGATCTTATATCCAAATTGATAGTGAGATTATGAGAGTCATTAGCAGCGGTAATGATACTTCTGCGACTGTAATTCGTGGTGCTTTTGGAACTCGTCAAGAAAATCACGATATAAATTCTCTCATTCGTAAAATCAATCCAATTGCTATCGAGTTCCGCAGACCTTCTATTCTTCGTGCTTCAGGTCATACTTTTGAATATCTTGGTTATGGTCCTGGCAACTACTCCACAGGTCTTCCACAAGTTCAAGTCAAGACTCTAAATGATCAAGAAAACTTCTTAGCAAACTCTCAAGAGCGTTCTTGTGGAGTTGTTGTTTATACTGGTATGAACAACAATGGAGACTTCTTTAACGGCAATACGAAGACTGCTGCTTCAAGTGGAGAAGTTACTTCTTATGATATTCCAAATCCAACTGTAACTGGTGAAGATCCAAATAAACTCAGTGTTGTATTTGATGAAGTCACTATCAAGGAAAGACTTCTAGTTGAGGGTGGAGTTTCTGGTGCTGTTCTTTCTCAGTTTGATGGTCCTGTTACCTTTAACAAAGAAATTAGAGCCAAAGCACAAACAACATTTAGTAAGAGTGTAAGACTTACTCAGGGAACACAATCAACTTCAACTACCACTGGAGATTTGATTGTTGCTGGTGGTGTCGGAATTGGTAAGAATCTAAATGTTGGTGGAAATGAAGTTGTTAGTGGAACCCTAGGAGTTACTGGTGCTACTACATTACAAACTACTTTAAATGTAAAAGGTGCAACAGATTTAGATACGACTCTGAATGTTGATGGTGCTACTACACTTTTAAGCACATTGGCAGTTAGTGGTGCTACCACACTTTCAAGCACTTTAGGAGTTACTGGTAATACAACTCTTACGGGAATTTTGACGATTAATGGTGGAGGTGGTGGGACAGCACTACGATTGAATAATGGTGGCAATATTGCTCTTTATAACGCTGCAAATACTGGATCTGCTTCACTTTTCTGTGATACCAATAATGAATTAAAAACTAATGATAGTGTTCTGATTGGTGGAGACTTGAATGTTGTTGGTGATATTACAGCATTCTATACTTCTGACCAAAGACTGAAAGATAATATTGTTGTGATTGAAGACCCACTTGCTAAAGTTCTCTCAATCAGTGGTAATACTTATACTTGGAACGAGAAGTCTGGTAAAGAGGGTAATGATGTTGGTGTAATCGCACAAGAAGTTCTTGAGGTTCTCCCAGAAGCGGTTACAACTAGAGATAATGGTTACCTTGCAGTTGACTATCATAAGATTGTTCCACTGTTGGTTGAAGCAATTAAAGAACTTTCTGCGAAGGTTGAAAACCTTGAGCAGAAACTTACAGATAAATAACTAAAAACCATATAAGATGGCAAATTATAGAAAGTCATTTAACCTTAGGAATGGTGTTCAGGTTGACGATGATAACTTTATCGTAAACGCTAATGGTCTGGTGGGAATTGGAACTACGATTCCCACCGAGTTCTTAGATGTTCGAGGTAATGCTAAAGTAGTTGGTCTAACAACAACCAATACTCTTTATGCGGGTGTAGCAACAATTGGAAATCTAACTGCAACTCAAGGAGTATCAGTTTCTGGAGTTGTTACTGCAACATCATTCTCGGGAAGTGCTTCTGGGTTAACTGGAATCTATGCAATTGCCGTTGATGGATGGTATTCAACAAGTGGTAGTATTTCAACCACATCAAATGTGGGTATAGGGACCACAAATCCGCAATATACACTTGATGTTAATGGTGATATAAAACTAGGAGAACTTGGGACATTATGGTTCAGTGATGTTCCTAATAGTATTGAAAAAATAGTAGGTGGTGTCAGTGTTCTTGATTTATATGCAGATTCTCAGATAAGATTTTTTGAGAGTGATGCTAATATTCAAAAATTTAACTTTGATGTTAATGATGGAATTGCATTAATCAATACATCAACACCAACAGGAACTTCATCACAAAACCTCCAAGTATCTGGTGGTGCTTATTTTAATGGTAATATTGGTGTTGGTGATACTAATCCACAACAACCTCTTGTCATAACCGGAGATGGATTAACATCAGTATCACCAATAATTTCAGTTTCGCCTTCTACTAATACTAGAGCATCTTTTATTCAATTTGGAAATAGTGGAGCATCCAATATACAGATTGGATTATTAAACAATTTGGGCGAACTTGGTTCTTCATTTACTGGTGGACCTGCTTACGCTGGATATATTGGATTAACTGCAACAAACCCATTAATTTTTGCAACAAATGCTTTAGAAAGAGTTCGTATAACAGATACTGGTTTAGTCGGTATAGGAACCACAAATCCAACATCAAAACTTCAAGTTGTTGGTGATGCTCTTGTATTAGGTGTTGTAACTGCTACTACCTTTGTTGGAAATGTAACTGGAACAGCAAGCACTGCCCAATCACTCACAGGAACTCCAAATATTACCGTTGGTGTTGTAACTGCATCTAGAATTGGAGTTGGATTTGCAACTGTTGGAATCGCATCTATATTCACAGAACTGGATGTTGGAATTGGTGGAACTGCTTTTACAGTATTAGATTCTGGAAGAATTGGTTTTGGAACCGCAGTACCAACATCAGATATTCAAATTAGAAAATCAAATGCAACTCTTGTAGAAGTTATTAGTGATACTTCGCAGGCAAGAATTAGCATCGGACAATCTGTTGGTGTTGGTAAAAGCACTGCAGTATTGAGATTTGGAAGTGTATCAAAGACTTTTGACATCATTAATAATGATACTGGAAATATTAATACATACCTACATTCTGGTCCTGCTGGTGTAGGAACTGGTAGATTTGCTTGGTTGTATGGTCAAACAAATTCTGAACTAGCTTCACTGACTTATGATGGTAAATTTGGTATTGGTATTACAAATCCAACAAATAATCTACATATTGTTGGAACATCCACTGTTACTAGCACTGCTTGGTTTGGAAGCAATGTAAATATCACTGGAACCTTAAGTGCTGGAACTTTTAATCTTCCATCTATTTTAACAAACATCAATCTAAACAATAGTGTAGGAGTTACCACTCTTACGAATCTTTTAATTGCTCCAGTTGGTGTTGGTTCAATTGGTATCAATACAACGAATGCAATTGCTGGTTTAGATGCTAGAACTTCTAGTGGATTGTTTGGTAGAATTGGAGTTAACACTACAAGTTTTTATAATAATGAACTGTTGAATGTACAAGGAACAGGATTATTTTTAGGTGTCGGTATAGGAACAACATCACTCTTTGTTGATTCTGACGGAACTTTTGGTCAAGCACAAATTCATAACGCTTCACTTAGACTATATGGATCTAATCTTGGAATAGCAAGAGATTCTGCTGTTGGTTTCAATACCTCCATACCAAGATCTATTATGGATTTTGGAAGAGTAAGTACCGCGACCAAAAATCCATATATTATTCTACCAAGTGTTCCTACAGCAACAGTAACTGGACTTGGTAATACGGTTGAAGGTGCAATCATTTATAACAGCACCACCAAAAAACATCAAGGTTATGGAAGCACTGACAGCGGTTTAACATTCCAATGGATTGATTTATACTAAAAATGAGCGCAACCGTAACCAAAGCAGGTCCATATTTTTCCTCTGGTTCAATTTCATTTAGTTCTTTAAGATCTACTTTTAAGGAATCTGGATCTGGTTCTATCAGTGCATCAGAATTAAGAAGGAATACTATTATAACTGATACAAATCCAATTGTTCCTAATGCTACAGAAAATGCTTCTGTTTCTGCTTCAAGTAATCTAGCACTCTCCCAATTCAGAAATACAATTAAGTATTATTATATCACACAAACTGGTACAGATATTAATTTTGATATTGATTCTCAAAGTTGGAATTCAAATTTAAACAAAAATATCAAAAAGTGGATGTATATAACAGGAACTTGTGGATCTAATAGCTACTTGAGTCCTGCTGCCGTCTTTAATTCTACGGCATATAATTTAACAATTGCTGTTTCTGGAGGCATTTATGGTGCCGGAGGTGTTGGTGGAACAACTGCTATAGTTGGGGGTTCTTATGGTGGAGATGCTCTTTCCATTACAAATACTTCTGGTTCAAATTTTGTAGTTAATGTTGAGTCAACTGCAAACATTTATGGTGGTGGAGGAGGAGGAGAAAAAGGATCTGATGGATCGAATGGAAGTGGTGGAACTTGCACTAATTATGACGAATATCAATATTGCTTACCGTCAACAAACCAAGTTTGTAATATAGGAACTTATCAGCGCACTTACAGGTTGAGGTGTTGTGAAGGTAGTGATGATGCGTGTAGAGCAAGTCTTTATCGTAATGTTTGTGTATATTATACTTCTACATCTGGTGGAACTGGTGGATCTGGAGGAGATGGTGGTCCAGGAAGAGGATATACCAACTTATCAGGTTCTTTATTGGGTGTATCGGGGACTGCAGGAACTGCTGGTGGTGGATGTGGAGCAACTGATGGAACAAATGGTGAAACTGGTGGAAGTGGTGGAGAGTGGGGAAATTCTGGTGAAAATACAACTAATGCTGGAAACGGTGGAGTTGCGGGAAGAGCAATTGCTGGGTCTAATTACTCTGTAACAGGAACAATAAATAGCAACACAATTAGAGGATTGTATCAATGACTTTGGAATATCCTTCGTTACCGGAGCAAGGTAAAAACCTTGCTTCATTTGCTTTTGAAATTGTAAAAAAGGCTCTCAGAAGTGAAGCACTTATTGTATCAGAAGAAGTAAAAGAAAATAGAATGCAGATTTGTAGGGAATGTGACCGTTATGATTCTGAACAGATTAGATGTAAGGAATGTGGGTGTATGTTGGAATATAAGACTACATTTGCTTTAGATTCTTGTCCATTGAAGAAGTGGGAGGAATCTAATGATGCTTGGATGGATGGAAAGTTTGATAATTTATTAAAGGACTTGACTAATACCCAATAATACTGCTAGAATATCTTTGTTAAGGTTGAACACAAGGTTCTAGGACACTTTAAGAACCGTCCACTGAGTCGCACCAGGGGCGGTTTTCTGCTATAATAGTCCTATACGCAATGAGGTCAGTGATTCAACTCCGTCCCCACCAACAGACTGCTCTGGATGCCCTTGATACTTGCAATAGGGGCATTGTATGCGCTGTGACGGGCGCTGGAAAGACTTTGGTTGGTATTGCTGATACTGTAAGGCAATTTGAATTGGAGGTCCCACAGACCGTTGTAGTGGTCTCTCCGCGCATTCTTTTGGCAGAGCAGTTGTCTCACGAATATCTGGAGTATATCACAAATGCAAAAGTTTTTCACTGCCATAGTGGAGAGACACATTGGCAATCTTCTACAAGTCCTTCTACAATTCATCAGTGGGTAGAGAGTAATAAGTTTTTTCATAAACTTATTTTTACAACTTATCACTCTCTTCAGCGTCTGGTAGATGCTGATGTAAAAGTAGATACTATTCATTTGGATGAAGCACATAATTCTATTCAAAAGAACTTTTTTCCTGCTGTCGAGCATTTCTCAAAAAATGCAAAAAGGTTTTATTCATATACCGCAACACCCAAGTATTCTAATAATCCAGATAAACCTGGTATGAATTGGGGTGATGTTTATGGTTCTATTATTGTAAATGTATCTGGTCCAGAAATGGTTCGTGGAGGATATATTGTGCCGCCTAAAGTTCAAGTCAAGCAATTGCCTATGGTTAAAGGTCGTCAAGTTATTTTTGACCGTGACGCAGACAATTTGATTGAGACAATTGACGATTATCAGGTCGGTAAAGTCTTGATTTGTGCTAAAACTACAAAACAAATTATGGGTTTGATTGCCGAAACCGACTTTTGCAATGAACTGAATAATCGTGGTTATTCTTGGATGGTAATTACCAGTAAAACTGGTGCGATCATTGATGGTAAGAAAGTCAATCGTGAAGTCTTTTTTGACACGCTAAATGCTTGGGGAAAAGACAATTCCAAGAAGTTTATTGTCATTCATCACTCTATTATTTGTGAGGGTATTTCCGTTTCTGGTTTGGAGGCAGTAATCTTTATGCGTCCAATGGATTATATTGGAATTGCCCAGAGTGTTGGAAGAATTGTAAGACTTCACCACGATGATGTAAAAAATCTGCATAAAGGTTATATTCGTCCTGGAGCACTACAACAATACACAAAGTCATTTGCTCTTTGTGTCATTCCAGTCTATACCAACGCTGGTATTACTACTGCTAAAAAAGTTCAAGCGGTCGTTGATACTATTTTTGAGCGTGGGGAACCTTGTATTTCCACAATTAATAGATAATTTAGTGGGCAGCAACTTGTGTCTTGGCGGATATAGTTGCGTAAGACCCACATTTATGGTATAAATATTAATAAGTCACGCCAAGACACAAATGTATTATACTTACGCTTACCTTCGCAAGAAGGATAGAACTCCTTATTACATTGGTAAGGGACAAAAAAGACGAATGTATGCAGAACATTGGAGAGGAAATGGGAGTTTTACTCCAAAAGATAGAGATAGAATTATAATATTAAAACATTTTGATAATGAAATTGATGCATATAAGCACGAAATGTATATGATTGCCGTTCTGGGTAGAAAAGATTTGGGAACAGGAATACTTATCAATATTAGTAATGGTGGTGAAGGTAATTCCAATATTTCACAAAGAACTCGGCACTTAATAAGTAAGGTGCATAAAGGGAAGGTGTATGACGCAGAAACCAGAAAAAAGATTAGTGAGGTAAAAATGGGAACAAAATGTCCCGATCATCTTAAGGAACATTTTAGTAAAATGTATTCTGGAAAGGGAAACCCTAACTATGGAAAAAAACACTCTGCAGAAACCCTTTCAAAAATAAGTACAGGGACAAGGGGGAAAAATCTTAAAACAAGATGGTATATAACTCCTGTGGTGAAAAAATACAAATAGACAATTTGAGAGAATATTGTGAAGAAAATGATTTAAATCATAATTGTATGATAAACTTACATAACGGGCATTGTAAATCGTATAAAAGATATAAAAAATTAACTGATGTGTGACACTTCTCAAACTGGCACACTCTTTCTCACTCTGCCATCACTCTGCCCTACAATACTCATACACAAGGAGATTTTCGATGAAGTACAAAGTGCAACTCTATGTCGGCGGCAAGACTTGGTGGTTTGAATGCTACGCCAACAATCTTCAAGAGGCAAAGCAAGTTGCTTCTGCACAGCATCCTAATGCCAAAATTCTTAACGCAACTGCTACTTTCCTGTGAACATTCCAAACTACGGACTACTGAATCCTAAACCATCAGACCCTTCTGGTTATGTGACCAAAGATGGAATGTGGGCAGCAGTTCCTTATGGGAACAATAAGTTTGTGATTATTCACAACGGACAGCAGGTTCATACTGCTAACTCATACTCATCTGCCAAAACTTTTATTCAAAAGCAAATCGCTTCAAAGAAAAAGAAAAGTTCTTCATCTCTTGAGAATTTTCTATGATTAAATAGTAACAGAATAGGAGAAACCTATGGTTGCTTTGTTACTTGCAACAACCATCAGTTGTTCTGAAGCAATTTCTTTAATTGGTCGTCTTACAAAAACTGTTGGACTCACGCACCAACAAAAGATGGAGATTATTCAAACGATTAAAGGAACTATTCCAATCTGTCCTGTCAAAGTTGAAACGAATGAAAGACCAAAATCCCATTCCTGATGGTGAATCTCAAGATGTGAAATGGAATCGTGGTCTAGACCTGTTTATCGAATCAGTTCTAAGACCAGACCAAGACCTTCGCCAATGTGCTCACAATCAAAAATGTTATAATGAACTAATGGGAGTTCGTGAGCAAGTATTAGAATATCTAAAAACTATCAGACGATGACTTATTACGCTTGGTTTATCGTGTTTGCAGTAGTGGCATACTTCATCGCAACGGATGATAGTGTCGCTACTGCTTTTTATTATCTTACAAAGTTAGCAAAATCTAACTTTGAGAAACAAAAGTGGTGGTTGTTAAACAATCCTCGCAATCCTGTGGTAAAATATCTAATGTGGCGTCGTTATATGAAACTCGCAAAAGAGTTAATGGACGAATATAAAAATAAATAACACTACATCTGGTAATACATATGCTCTCTACGCAGTACAGATTGAGACTGGAAGCAATCTGTGAGAAGATTGTACTTCATAAAGAAGTAAGTTTAGAAGATATGATCTGGGCAGA